TTATCTAATGTTGTTAACTAAGCTAAATGACTTTTCAAAATTCATTGTGTAATTAATTAACCTATCATTTAAACCTGTTTTATAAGTAAATGAACTATCTTTTAAATTAACTGGGTAAATAACGTTGTCTGAATCTGTTAGCCATACATATTCACTAACCATTAATTCTTCAAATTGTTCATTCATTAACTCACTAACAAAACCTGTATTTAAACTTATACTTTCAGTTCCATTTGCATTAAATGTTTTCTTAGAATGTGCTGTTGTAGAATATGAGTTGTATGTTATAGATTCTTGACAATCTTCGCCAGCTTCTTCTGGTGGGTCTAACTGCACACTTCTTGCACTAAATACACTTGCTGTAAAGTTTTCCTTTCTTGTTTCTAAACTTTCAGTTGACTTCTTAAAAAAGAATATATCTTGCATTGCTCCCCATCTATTTAAAAAAGTTATTTTATTTACAGGGTATTTACATTCTTCAATTCTTTTTAAATTAACAGAAACAAAACTTGATGTATCATAAGTTATTTTAGCAGTAATAATATCTTTTATATCTGTTGATGTAAATTGAGCATATTGTATTTTTTGATTTTGATTACCATTATCTGAAAAATTATCTGTTTGAATTGTAACGCCATTAAAAGCAATCCACTGTAATTGATTAACCCTTTCAACATTAACTGGTATTGTAACAGTACTTCCTTTATGATATTCAAAATGTAAACCGCTAATCATAGCTATAGGTTCTGTTGTATAGTTAACACCCTCTTTAAACTTATTAAAACCTTCTTGCGCTAAATACGTGTTTGATGTTGATGAACCAATAATTGTTCCTGTGCTTACTCTTGCAGATGTTTCAACAGTTACCCAGATGGATTGCTTTGCTGATGATACTGAATAAACGCCAGTAAATATTTGTTCTAAATGGTCATTAACTATTTCGCTAATATCTAAAGTAACAGATCCTTCAGTGCCTAATGGCTTTTTCTGTAATGAATAAGTTGCTCTTAAATCATCGCATACTTCTGTTGAATTACTTAACCCACCAAATACAGTTATATCAATTTGAAAATAACTTAATATTGTTAATCCACTTCCTGTTACTTGTGGCGTCCTTATAAAAAAAGGGCTTCTTGTTCTTATTATTGTACTCATTTTTTATTTAAATTATCATCCATGTATGCAGAAATTATTTTATCACCATATAATTCTATGCCCCTTTCAAAAGGTTTAGTAAAAAATAATGTTGCTCTAATCCCTTTGCTGTAAATACTTCTTGCTATTATATAACTTAAGCTTTGATGCGATATAAATCTTCCTGTCTTTTTATCTCTGCCTTGTATGTTTTTTTGTTTTATCCATTTCTCAAATGCTATTGCTGGCGGTTGTTTATTAGTATATGCAAAAGGACTTGCTTTGCTTTCAGCGTATGTTGACTTTGCACCTTTTACCCCTTTATCAATAAATGGTCCGTAATCTTCGCTTAAAAAAGAAATCTTATCGCCTTTTATTTTATACTCTAAACTACTATATAATTCTTTAGATGCATTGTTTTTGCCTTTAGTTAAATTACTTCTTGACTGTTGTATAACATATTTAGCATATTTATGTAATGCTTCTTCAAACTTTTTCATTAGCAGTAAGTCATTTCATCTTTAGTACCAGCATTAAAAGTAACAGCCCAGCCAGCAAGCACATTGTCAAAACGCTCTGTAAATGGTTCGCAATTTGCAGTATCAATTACTTCAAACTTATCTCTGTATAAATCACTCTTTTGTAATACTCGCATAACTCTTGTTGCTAATGCTAATTGAGTGTTCAATATATCTTGCCTGTTATCATTGCCCCTGTATAAATCTGTTACTTGCTCATTGCTTATATCAACTAAATCCATAAAGAATATAGTAATGTTAAAAGTTACATAATTGTTGTTTATTGTACTATTATTAACCATTACGTGAGACAGCGGAAACAAGCTTTGTTTCTTTAAATCAATATCAGCAATATCACCAAAAGATATTTCATTATTAAATGGTTCTGCTGTAATTACTTCTTTTATTTTATCTATTATGTTGTAAAAACTATTCATATCATTTTTATATATCTTGGTGTATGATTACCTAAATCTTGTTCTATAAATTCATCAAGAGAATCAATAGCATTATCAAAATCTAAACCCTCTCTTTGTATTAAAATATCTAAACAAATCCAATAATCATAAATTGCCTGTATTGGGTTATTAGCTGTAATCCCTAAAAATGCTTCTTCAAAGCCGTCAACTAAAATTATATGCTCATTTTTAATTAATAAGTTTCTTTCAGTTAATTCTTCTAATATATCTTGCTTTGTCATCTTCTATTGCTTTTTAATATTTGTTGTTCTAATTCATATTTATCTTTTTCAAATGCTAAGTGCATTAAACAGGTATGTAGTTTTGATTTGGTAATTTCATTGTACTTGAGAATGTTTCCTTCAGTAAGCCCATAGATAGATTGATACCAGCCCCATTTAGCAGAGAATCCTGCAGATGCTGAGGTAGCTTTACTTCCTTCTGCGTTGCTAAATAGTTCAGGATAGTTTTCTGTAATTCGTTCCTTAAACTGTAAAAAAAAACAAGTGAACCAAATACAATATCTAAAGTTATTTTTGACATATCATATTTATCAGCACTTTCATATTCTTCTATTAAATACTGTTGTTTCTTCTTGTAGGTTATTGGTCTAAATAAAACACCCATTGCTTTATTCATCAACTCCCAGTCAGCAAGGTAAGTATCAAGATCAACATATTCGCCAAAAGAAATATCATCAAGTTTAGGTATAAAACCAAACTCTTTATCATTCATTGTAAACTTATCTATAAATTTTGGTTCTTTAGTAAATAGCTTTGATAGCTCTTGACAAATATTGTTTATGTCAATTGCTTTTATTTGTAGAACACTTTTTAGTGGTATATTACAAAATATCTCTATCATCTTTTGTTGTAGGAAAGAATCAAGTTCTTTACCCTCAGCAATCTTTAACCACTTTTGATATTGCCTTAAAGTAACTTCATTAAGCGTTTCTGGTATATTGATTGTTAACTTCATTTATATATAAACGTTTTAATTAGTGAATCGTTATATACAAATATAAAAAAAAGTAGGTAACGCTCTCTTGCTGAATACCTACTTTAACCAAAACGCAAATTAACATTGGCTATTATTTGCTTATTTCAAATGTAATAAAAATTACTATATATATTATCTTTTCTTATTTTATCTAAATGCTTAAGGGTAGCTTAAGCGGGGCTTTAATAAATGTGATATTCTCCTAAATTTGGGTTCTGTAATTGATAGCTAACTGCATACCTTAACGCATCAATAGCGTGATTAAAATTATCTACTGGTGTTTGGCTTTTCTTTTCTAACCAACAATAGTTATTTAACTCTTTTATTAATTGTGTACTATCTTCAGTAATTACTAAATCATAATCTTGTAGTAAACTAATACCAAACGTAATTGAGCCTTGTCCTTTTATAGCTGGCACTACATTACAATCTCTACTAAGTTCTGTTATTAATCTTGGCTCTGCACTATCTCCTACAATTAAATTATTTGCTGCAAACTTTTTATTAAGTTGTAATATCTCACTTGTAGTTAATTTAGTTTGATAGAAACATAGTTGTATATAAATAACTTTATTTTCTTTGTCTATGCTTGTTTTAACTAATGTTGAGGGGTCATTGCTAAAACCATAATCTTGACCAAATACAACTTTACCTACTTGTTTAAATTCCCCTATACTCCAATCAGTAAATATAACACCCTCAGCTTTATCCAGCCAAGCACCCTCAATTGTATGCTTGTACCTATTAGGTCTTCTAACCTTCATTGTTTCTATCTGCTTTATATAGCTTTCTGAAAGGTTATGTATATTATCTAAATACGTTGTATGAATGTAGGTAGTATCTTCTTTAGTTATGTTACTACCAGCAGCAACGCCCCTATCTTCAAACCAACGTTTATAAATAAAATGTTCTTTTGCTGTTGGGTTAAGTATTAATATAACTCTATTCTCTTGTATTTTATTTCTAACAGATAAATCTATTTTATCAAATATATCTTCATCATTTAGTTCTTCTGCTTCATCCATTACCCAAGTAGTAATGCCAGTTAATGATTTAAGATTTGCTGTTTGGTCGCCTGAGCTTGTTTTAATACCTCTAAATATTATTTTGCTGCCATTACCTTTATTTATTATTTCGTCACGTGTTATTTTAAACTGATCAATAACCCCAAGAAGTTCTAACTTTTCTATAAACTCAGGTATAATACTAATGCTGGCTGCCCTTAGCGTGTAACGTGTAAATAGTATTGTATGTCCAGCTTGGTAGGTTAATAGTAATAGTACAGAGTTAACAGCAAATGATTTACCTGAACCACGACCACCAGTTACAATAAAGTAACGTGCAAAAGATTCATCTAATACTAAATATTTTTTATTGAGCTTTAATCCTTGAAATGATGTTTCTGAAATCATGGTTTACTTCTTCTGTAGTATTTAAATCAACAGTATCTTTTAAGTTACCATACAAATTATTATATATAGCATTAAAAGCATTTACATCACCTTTATCAATAGCTTTATTAACTAATGCTTCAACCATTAAATACTCTTTACTTTGCCAAACTGGTTTACCATCTGCATCAACTTTCTTATCCATTAAGCCAAGTATTTCTTTAATAATTGTGCTTCTATTTTTAGCACCTTTTGGTTTGCCTTTAGGGTTACCAGATTTACCTTTTGTCCATTGGTGTTTTACTATATCTTCTTTTGACATTTGCTGTTGTATTTGTGCTGTATTTGTTTAAAAACATTAATAGCTTTTTTTCAATTGCTTTTACTTTCTCTTTCGTATTCATATTCGTTATATAATCTTTTCATTGTGTCAACTAAACCTTTTACGCAAGAACCGCAGCTTGATGTTTCTCTGTTTGTTTTAAATACTCTATTGTGAATCTTTAATAGTTCTTTTTGTTCTATGTTGTTAACTATGTTTTTATTAATATGAAAGAATCCTTTTAAATATATGTATTCATCTTCCGTTAGGCATTCGGGGTTTTTGTAAGGAAACATTTTATTTAGCTTTTCTTTTCTTGCATCGCATCCGCAGTCCTTTCCAAGTTTGTCAAATATCCAATCAGTTGCTTTCTTTATACCTGTAGCTTTAGTAACCTTTTCAATGCTATCGCCAAGACCTTTAGTTTTCATTTTTAATATATGCTATTTTTAATAAGATTAAGTAACCAATTAAATCAGTTAATGTATCTTCTGTTTTATCATTTAAACCTTTGTTTTTAATTCTTGCTAACTTGTCATCAATTCTTACTTTGATAGCTTCTTTAGAATCTAACTTACTAAATACATTTGTTGGGTTGTTTGCAGTATCTCCGTATGCTGCATTCTTTTGTAAAAGTAAATCAATTACTTGTTCACCAATCTTTTTAATTAAGTATTCAGTTTTCATTAATTTTTTTTTTAATCTCTTTAATGCAATTGTTTATTGTTCTCCATACAACCACGTGTGATATATTAGTTGCTGCAGATAGCTTTCTTATGCTGTGAAACTTCTTTCTATATAAATTAAATAACTTTCTATCAAACCAGTAAAAGCCATCTACTATTTCATCAACTACTTTTTCAACATCAACGTATGGTTCATTGTCTGCTTCTATAATGTTTTTTAGTTCTTTATCTATTAAAATATCTTTATTAACCCGTATTGTATCAATAAATATATTGTGTATCATTTTATATATAAACGCTTTATTAAGGGAATCGTTATACAGGATATCATTAATTTTTACTTTACCAGTATCAATTTTACTATGTAAAGCAATATAAAAGTCGTGCAATAAATCTTTTGGTTGCACTTTGCTGTTGCTGCTTATTTCCTCAGCCATACTAAGCCAAACCCTCTCCTCTTTTACTAATATATTTAAAATATTATTTACTTCTGTACTCATCTAATTCAAGAAGTATATTAACAAAATCATCATATTGTAAAGCAACATAATCTTTTTCAAAGTTCTTAGTGAATACAACTAATGGCGTTTTTAAAGTTCCTCTTGCATCTCCTTGACTTTGTTCCAATGCTTTCCAGATGTTAAGCTTCTCTTGGTTCTTACACTCCCAACTGTATTCAGATAGTATTCCGCTGGTTGTCATAATATCTCCTTTAATACTTAACCCGCCGCTGTTAGGTGTTCTTCTTATATTAGTATTAAATTTTTTTGTTAAATCTTTTGCAATTTTTAGCTCAAATCTTTTACCTTTTTTATTTGCATTTAAACTCATATCTTTTGAAAGTGTTTCCTGATTATTGACCCTAACTCGGCATCATTAGGATATATCCTACACAATAAAGCAATGTTATACTCAACAGGAGTATTATTGCTAATATAGTACGAGTCCTTTGTTTGTCTGTACTCATTAAGCGTTCTTTTCTTTTTATTTAAATTTTTTTTCAATGATGTGTGTTACTATTATACCTAATATAAAACAAGTTAAATGTGTTGTTGTTATTAATAATGTTAAATACATAATTTATAGTTTATTTTTTAAAAGTATTAAATTTTTTCTTAAGTTCTGCAGTTTCTTTGTAAGCTTTTACATTTTGCATTGTTAACAAACTTTGTTTTTTATTTAGTTCATCAATTGTAAACCTAAGCTCTAACATACATTTTAAGCTACTTTGAAGCGTTTCTACTGCATCTAATTTACTTTGTGTTACTTTACCTACCTTTAAACCTTCTTGTGCCTTTAAAAGCAATATTTCTAATTTGTTCTTTGTTATTGTATAATCTAAATCATTCATTGTTTTAAGTCCATTGTATATAAAAATTCATCACCTAACTTTTTATCTAATGTTTTTATGGTTCTATATATTTCTATACTTTTTCTTTTTACTTCATCTTTTTCACTTCTTGTTGAATCAGTTCCTAAGTGTGCATATAAACTACAATCTATTTCTAATAGTTTATCTATTTTTTGTTTATCAGCCCAAGTTTTAAACTCCATAAACTTTTGTATGTCTTCATATTTATATCTCATTGTTTTTGTTTTAATACGTTATTCCCACCAATTGTAAATCCTAAACCGCTATTGTAATCAAACCTTAATGGCTCTCCAAGCATTGTTGGCTTACCGCCTGTTTCTTTATCCTTTATTTTATATACGTGTACTTCTGTCATCATCCAAAGTTTGTCGTGTGAAATTAATCTATGTAAACAAATAAAGTTATCTACTCTATTTGGAAACACTTGCCCACCCTCACAATCTGCTTTTCTTGGTGGTTGTATATGCCCATTTAATTGATGGTCTGGTGGATATACACGCCTTGCTGCTTCTGTTTGTGGGTGCATTGCAATAAACATTGTTTTGCCTGTTTTGTTGCAAAACTCTCTAACATCATTACAAACTTGATAATTTCTTTCAAATTGTGAAATTCTTCTATCGTGATTAATACCAGTATAAGGATCAATAAAACACCCATCACATTCTTCTGCTTCAAATATCTTTAGTAGTTCTTTATGGTTGTAAAGTTTTCTATTGTCAATAAATTTAAAATACTTACTTATTTCATCGTGATAAAATAAATATTCATTTAAATCTTTAATTGTTTCACCTGTCCACATTTGTATAATATCACGCTTTAATTGCCCAGCATTGTTTTCCCCTGACCATATGCACCACTTCTTTCCGTGTATTTTACTTAGTGCTGTTAAGTACCATAATATAAAATTAGTTTTACCAACATTATCTAATCCAAGGAACATATTAAAGTTACCATTCTTATAAAGAAAGTAATCATCTAATAAACAACCAATGCCAATACCTTTTTTAATTCTACCTTCTTTAAATGCTTTTAAATATGGTATGGTAGCTTTATCTTCTAATATCATTGGTCAAGAAGTTTTTGCACTTCATCATTTACTTTTAATAAATTATCATTTGCATATTTATCTTTTCTTATCTTATCTTTTCTTAATGCTTTAGCCCTGCTTAAGCCCCCCTTCTTTCCGTTGCTAACATTTCGCTTGTGTTCGATTAATCTTTGTTGGTATTGTTCATCTAACCATTTAATACTAATAACTTCATTTTCTATCTTAAACAACTCCGCATCTAACAAAGTACTCCATTGTTTCGGTATTAATGCTTTAATTTGTTTTCTTGTTACGTTACATTCTTTGCTCCAGTAGTAGCAGCAAACTTTCATAAATGCTCCTTGAACATCTAAACTCATAAATGATATACTGCCTGTAATCCATTGGTTTGGGTAAAATTTAAAGTATGGTAATCCTTTCATTTAAAATAAATTTATTTGTTTTGGGTTATAAAATTTTTTTTGTCTTATTTTAACGTGTGTCCCTTGAAGCCACCCTTTTTTTTCAGCTATTGTAATAAACTCTGGGTAAGTGCTAACTAAATATTTACATTCTTTTTGTTTTTGTTCCATCCTTTCATTTAAAGTTCCATACGCACCAGCAGTATATCTTTTGCAATTAGGTAAAACCCAATTATTATTAACAACTCCACCAAACTTTTTTAAGTTTAATGCAGTAAAACAAGTATCGTCAATTAATTGAACGTTAGTATCAAACCTTAATTTTGTTTTTTTAACAAGCCAACACCTTCCATCTGATAAAGACCAATAACTATATTTTTTATTTCTAAATAAAGGGTTGTCTGTTAAACTAAAACCGCACAAACAGTAACCTTTTTTTTCAGCGTGATTAATAGTTTGTTCACATATTTTTAAAAACTTTTTAGGGCTTAATTTTTCTTTAAAAAGTTTTCTGTATTCAGGAACTTTTGCAAAATCTATATCTAATTTATTTTCTTTTTGTTTGTAATATGTTTTCAAAAAAGTCATATCAATTAAATCATCTACAAAAAACAAAGCCCATTCATCATCCTTTAGCATATCAAGTGCAAAATTCCTGTTATTACTTAAACCCTTTGCTTGTTGTGTTGCAATTATATCACCATATATATTACCCGCATCAATAAACTTATTTTTGCTATCATTGTCGTGGCATAATACAGTATGTTTAAAACTCTTAAAATATTTACTTGTTGATATTGTATCATACCTGTCGTATGTAAAAATTATAATTTTCATAATTGTAGTGTTAATTGGTTTATACTGTAACACGGTGCAATTTTATTAGCTTTGCTAATAGGTAAAAGAAAACCAACTTCGCTTCCTTTTTCGTGTTTTACAACTTTTGTAAATACTTTATTTTCTTTTTGAAAGTTTTGTAATTGTTTGCAAGTAAATATCCAAAAATTATTATCATCACCAATAATATAAAGCCAACTGTTATCGTCTTTATATATACCCCAGCCAATAGTTTTATGACCATATATTTTATTTGTGCTAATAAAAAGGTTCCCAGTTTGATGGAATCTTTGGTCATTTTTAATTTCTATACCTTGTGCATTTTCTCCTAACGGTTGTTTTTTAAGTGGGTTTTTTTTGCAACTAATATTTTTTTCTCTTAATAACCAGTCATAAATCTTTTCTTCAAATTCAAGACCCTTTTCTAATTTAGTTTTTGTTTTCATAATTTATAGTTTAATTGTTAATTATAATGTTAAATATCCATTTTTTTTAATTTTTATTTGTTTTAATTGTTCGCTTGGTTGTTTGCATTTAAACATATTTTCACGGTAGTATAGTACAAAACTTATACGAAATATTTCATTAAAACCCTTGCGAAGCTTCATTTCTGTATTTCCATGCCATTGGTGTACGTCAACAAATAGTGCATCAGTTGTTTGTACATCAACAGCAATAGCATACTGTGGCAAAACAAAATATCCGCCATCATAGCTACCATCGTTAAATACAATTAAATTACCAAAACCATCACGAAAATCCCCGCTGTCTTGGTGTACTGCCGTTCTAAAACTTTTATTAACTGTTACTGTTGTAAAACTTGTATTAGGTATTTTATAATTAATGTTAGTTGCATCAGCTAATGCTCTTTGTTTCTTATAATGTATTGGGCATAATTGGCTATATAAATAATCTATATGCTGAACAAATGGTATGCCTTTTTTAAATTGATCAAAATAGTTTTTGCCAAAACTTGTTAACCTACAATATTTGACCATTGCATTGCTGTCCATGTAACCAACATTTCCGCTGTACACTTTATTTCCAACAGTTATATTACTAATTGAACCATCTTTCCTAATTCGTTTATGGCTGCTCCCGCTTGTAATTCCACGACCTTCTGTTAATGTTATACTTTTTTTAAAACTTTTATAGCCAAGTTCTGCTATATTGTACGGAACAACATTTTTCCTAAACCTTAATAATAAATTTCCGTAATTGTCAAATATATCTACATCACTTGTTATGAGTGTTTTTATGTATTTATCGTTAATAAATTTACCTTTAAGTGAAGCAGCTTGTTTATCTGTTAATATTTTATTTGCAGTTATTGTATTCATTTTTTATAAGTTGTAATATTAAATCACTATAATTTTTTTCTTTATAATTATTTGGGTATTTTATTTTTAATATTTGTTTAACGTATTTTTTAAATTCTTTTAGCTCATTTTCACTTAAATATAAAATTGTTGTTGTTATTTGTGTTTTATCAATTGGATTATCGTCTTGTGTAAAATAATCTTCAAATTGAAATAATTCATTTTGTTCATACATAATATGCTTTGTGTTTTTGTTCGTATTTATAATATGATAATAATTCATTTTCATTAAGCGATTCTTCTGTATATAGTTTATCAAAGGTGAAGGATACGTTTTTTATATCCTTCACTTCTTCTTTTGGTTGTATAAAATCAACGTACTTGTAATTTTTCTTCTGTACTTTATATGCTTGCACTAAAGAAATGTATTCTATTTTATACTTCTTTGCTATCTCTGGCATTGTGTAACCGTTCATCAACATATTTTGAATATCCTGTGACGTTAAACCCAATGCTGTTAAGACCTTTGATTGCTTCATTATATTTAAAAGGGTAAATCGTTTGAAGTATCAGTAACTTTTGTTTCTGCTTGTGGTTCAGGTTTCCAAGTATCTATACTAATACTTACATCTTTACCATATTGGTCAGCTTCATCTTTTAAATTAATATTTAGCTTAATGAATTTGTTGCCATTGTATTCTTGTATGTAATCAGCTATTTTAGTTGGGTTAATAGTTACTTTTAACCATTTAGGGTTCATAACTTTACCACCACCACAATATATTGTTTCTTCTTTTTTATTCATTGTTATTTGTTTTTAATTAAAATTTGTAGGTTATTCCCACAGCTACAAAAAACCCTCCTGTAGCTATTGCAAATGTGTTTGGATTATTATTAAACTTCTGCTTGTGCCATAACATATTAGTTGCCCCAGCAGTTATTAAACTTAACCCGCCTATTATTGCAAGTTTTTTCATATTTCTTCTATTTCTGTTTTTACTTCTACTATTGAACTTGAGTAACCTTGAGGTTTGCCATCCCACTCTTTAAACTTATTTGTATAATAATCATAATCCATCCAACCTTTAAATAATAAACTATCATCTAATTTATATATCTGTACATTAAATGGTGTTGTAGTTTCAATTGCTACAATATAAGCATCTGTATCTTTATCGTATTGATCTTGATACATTGCCAGCTGCATTTTATAATCATTATAATATAAATCACGTTCAAAGCGTTTTCCAGCATCGTTAGTGGTTTTTATATCTACTATACACTTTCTACCATTAAACGTTGTTAAAAGGTCTGCAAAGCCCTTAAAATTAACTTCTTTATGTTTCCATTCTAACTTAATTTCTGTTGCTTCTTTATTTTGCATCATTTCAGTAAGTACTGGGTGTAACATAGCATTGTTAATTATTCTATTTGCATCATCTAATTCTTGTTGTTTAATTAGTGTTTTACCTTCGTTTTGTTCTTTAAATTCAACCCATTGTTTGCCAGCTCTTCTTGCGCCTTCAAATATTGCAAACTCATTATTAAATGTATCTGGCTCTAATAACATCTTATGTATTAAACTACCAAACTGCATAGCATCAGTAGTTTTTAGTTCTTTGTTCCAGTATGCTAATAAATGATTAGGAGATTTCTTAAACTGGCATAGTGCCGAGTAACTTAAGCGATTCTTTTTCATAATATATAGTTTAAATTATTTGTTTTTAATTAGGGTTCCGATTACTAAACCTAAAGTAATACATAGTAAAACTAACTGCATTACCTCTATTGCGTTTGTTTGTATCATTGTTTCTTAAAGTTATCAGATTCAGAATTTGAATATATGCCATATTCGTAAGCATTAATTAATTTTAAAACCAAACGATCTTTAAGCCGCTTCTCAGCCATTGCAAATGGGTAAGGAGCTTTGCAGTTATTTGGAGATGCTTCACCAGTTGACCAGATGATTTTATTACCACGCTTAGCATCTCCTACTATTGCAACATCTTTGTTACTATCTCTGTATATTGTAGGTGCGCCAAATTGAATGTTTTCTTTTGCTGCTATCTTTTCACAAGCATCGTGCGTTATTATCCAAATACTTTTATTTCCTCTTTTTAATTCCCAAAAGTCATCTTTTGATAATTTATATTTTTCTGCTAATTCTTTAATTGTCATAGTTTCTAATTTTTGTAAATATAGTTTTTAATTGATTTATTCTTTGTTCATTGTATTGTACTGCAATTGTTTTTAATTGTTTTCCAATGTTTTCTAATTGTGCAATAAATGTATCAAATCTATGTCTATGTATTTCTAAATCATTATTTGATAAATGTATTTTACAGATAATTCTTTTGTTCCAGTTTGCCCTTATAACTAAGTTTCTCAATCTATCTTGTAAATATCTGTTAGTTTCGTATGCCCACCAATGATTAATGTTTTCATTATAATAGTGTTCATTATGCGGATGTGGGTAATGTATCATTTTTTATTATATTCTTTTATTAAGTTGATTAATACTTGAGAATAAGATTTAAAACCATTCTCTTTACATTTTGCTTGAAATTTATGTAGCTCATCTACTTCTTCAGCTGGCACATAAAAAGTTTTATTTGTGTAACTCATAATTTATTTTTTTGTTAATTTAATCATTTCTTTTTTAATTCTTTGTTCTTTCTTTTTATGTTCTTCTATGCAATAAGCTAACATATGCGGCAAGTCATTATATAATGTTTCTAAATTCCAGACAATTGTTCCTTGTTCACATTCAATATGTAGTTCACCATTATCTTGCCATAAAGTATGTGTTTCGTGAACGTATATATGTTTCTTTTCTTCCATAATTAAAATTGTAATATAATAAATGCACCTAAACTTAAGTCAATAACTTGAGTGTTTTCTTGTATTGCTTCAATATCTGGGTAATCGTCTTTGTCGTATTCATCCCAAAACTCCTCAATGCTGTCATACTCAGCCCACTCGCAGCAAATTGCTATTGGGTCAAACTCTGTTTCTGTTTCTGATGCTTCATCAATTTCTTCAAAGAAATCAAATAAACATTGTAAGCCGTGATTACTAAAATTATTAGGTCTAATTTTTTGAAATCTATTTATAAATTCTGATTGTGTTAGTGTGATTTTCATAATGTTTGTTTTTATTTTATTAATGTTTTACGTTTCCTATATTGTCAGATAAACTTTTTAAAGCTTCATCTTCTGTCATATTAAATCTTTTCATTAGGAAGTTAACTAATTCCCATCCTATTAATTTTTTGTTGTTATCTTTTTGATTCATAATATTTGTTTTTTTTTGGTTTTTATTATTTATTAGTTTTTAAAATTTTAATAATATCTAATACATTGTCTTTATCCATCCATTGAAAAACAAGGCTATGATCACAGCATAAACAATTTTTAAATCTTAATTTAATTTTATTTAATGGACTGTTCTTTTTAGGAATATCTTTAAACTGGACGAAATCTCCTGTGTGTTTAGAGAGTATTGCTATATCTGATGTATTAAATGTTCCTACTGATATTAAATGATTACCAGCATTAATCGTTGTTCCTTTTTGTAATATTAATTGATTTTTCATTTTGTTGATTTTTAAGTTTGTTAGAACAAATATAATATAATATATTATAAATAAAAAACTTTTTTAAACTTTTTTTAAAAAAAATTATTCTACCTCTTAAAATAAATGTGTTATTCTGGCTACTTGCCCGTTGTTTTTAGAAAAAATAAACCCTTCAATTGCTTGATTATTAGACGAAGTATAACCCATTTTATGGTGCCAACTATCTGCTGGTGATGGGCTTCTTAAACTTTCTAAACTGCAACCAATTAAATCTTTACTAACCTTATGGTGAACGTGATGAGCAAACATATACCTGTATTTAGTTTCGCTCCACTCTTTACACTCATCAGCCATTAATAAAGGCAATAAATCCCATTTAGCGCCATCTCCATGCGTGCTACCGATTAAATTATTATAATAAGTATAATACTTTCTATGCTGTAAACTAATGTCAAAAGTAATGTTTTTACTATTTCTAAAGTAAGTTGCTATTGTATCAGCTAAACAAAATCCTGTTAAGTAATCGTGGTTACTGCTATTGTAAACTACATGAAGATCAGGATAGAAACTAACTAAGGTTTCAATAATATTTATATATAAACGTTTTGCAATATGAAAATGCTCAAAAAACATTCCGTCTACATCTTGAATAGTCCCTTTTGTTGTTTTTCCACCACTTGGCGTATCAATATGCATTACATCATTACCTATACATAAAATTAATTTATCTATATTAAAACCATTACTTTTTTGTAATATGCCGTCAATAGCTTCTAATGTTCTTTGTACTGCTATTTGTTTGTTATACTCTTCACCACTTACAAAAGATTTACATAATTTACCAATATGTATATCAGCTGGCGATATTAAAAGGCAATGACCGTCTTTTATTTTAGGTTTAACAACCTTTTCAAAGTTTGGTGAATATTCTTTTAAATCCTTTAATAATTGTTGTTTAAACTCCTTTAAATCGTTTTGCTTAAAATTAGGATTTTTAAAATATAAACTGGCTTTTTTGTTCTTTATCCAACCGCTGTGAATATCATTTGGATTTAAACCTTCTGCTTTTGCTTCTTGCTTTAATCTTCTGTAATCAATTATAATTTGTTCTTCTTCAGTATTTAATCTATAACGAGGATTGCCGTTATTTTTCCACTTTTTTTTGTGCGATTTCATTTAACAGTTTTTGCTAAATATAGTAAAAAAAATTTATCTGCCTTTTTTAGCAATGCTGCCGAAGTAGTAGCCAACAATTGAAAGCACGATTCCTTCCACAATACCAGTTGTGTGAATCATTAATTCTTTATTATGTTCTGGCACTTGTATAAAAACAATAGCAACTAATAATAAAACAAAACCACCTAAACCAACAATGCCTGTAAAATTCATCATCCAATCTTCGCTTCCAGCTTTTACCATTTCAACTTCACGTTGCCTTGCTGAACCTCTATCTTCTACTTCTAACTTGTAAAATTCAACTAACCTGTTATGGATTTCTTGTTTTTCTTCAGGCGTTAAATCAGGGTCTTGTGATATTAAATTTTTTACAATGCCAAGCGTTCCTTGCTCTGGCAATACATCACCAACAACAGCAAGTATTTGCGGTGCTTTCTCAGATAAAAATTTTCCTATTTTAGTATCTTTTATTTTTTTCACCCTGAACAGCTTTCGCAAGTTTCATCATCAATATTACACGTTCTTTCTGGTACTGGTAAATTCTCTAATTTCTTAATTAAATCTTCTAAGTTAGTTTGATTGTTTTTTTCCATTTAATTTATCTTTTGCTTTTTTTGATTTAGGTTTAAATGATTTTGGTTGTAAATCTAAGTATTCAAGTTCCGCTGAAAAGCACGGGCATTGCTTCATAAATTCGTGTGCTTCTACTCCATCGCCGTCTTTGTCAGGCGAGTAATCTCTATGACCGTGTATGCTCGCTTGTGGATAAATGTTTTTTAATACTTTTAGTATTTTAATTAATGATGCTTTTTGCGCTTCTGTTCTTGTATCTTTTGCTTTTCCGTTTATATCTAAACCACCAACATAAGAAATCCCTATTGAAGTACTATTACCATTTTTAACGTGTGCGCCAGCTCTTGATACTGGTCTACCAGCATTTATTTTTCCCTCAATACCAATAATATAATGGTAGCCAATGTCTGAAAAACCCCTTCTTAAATGCCATTTTTTAATTGTTGCTGGGCTTACATTGTTGCCCTCTTTTGTTGCTGTACAATGTATTACTATTTTATTAACTTTTCTCATCTTTTTTAATTTTTGATTTAACTCTGCGTTTAGCATTAAGTATCAATTTTTCTTCCATTCTTGCAACTTTTACTAATAGTTGTGTATTCTCAGAAATTAATACTTCAATTTTTGCTTCAAGTTCTATGATCTTATTTGTAAGTGCTTCAATATTTTGTGCATAAACGCTAAATTTTCTTTCTGATTTAGTTGCTCCAATATCCATTTTTTTAGATACAAGCCCCCAAACTTCCTTTATCCCTAAAGCTCCTATAATAGCACTCACCGCCATTAATATACTGTGGTCATCCATTCTTACACTTTTTAAATAATTCATTCTGGCATTGGTTCTGTCCAGTCGCTGCCTGCTAAAATCTCTAATATTTCACTATGATTGTAAGTCCCTAAAGGCGTTAAAGTTCCATTAGTTATAAAACTTGGTTCAACTTGGTAACTTAAAACCATTTGTGTATTTGCTAAATTTCTTCTTACAGATTGAGCAGAGCTTTGATTTACTTGTGAAAACAAGACAAGGTTGCTGTCTGATAAATTACAAATTATGTATGTTCTATTATTCATTTTTATTTATTTAATATTATTTAACTTGGTGTGTCTTCTGTTCTGTCCAAAACGTCCATATTATAACTTAGAGAATTTGCATCTGAAAACGGAGCAGAGCCGACTATATTATCTGACATTCCACTCGAAACGCCATTAGCATAAGAATTTACTCCGTCAGTTATAGCATCTTCTCCCATATTTGCAGAAGTTCCATTGTTGCCACTTGCAGTTACTTCATCTAATACTGTCCAGTTAGTGCTAAAGGAACTATTACTTCCTAACTGCCACCAGCTTACTAAGTTTGAATAGGCACTATGATTATT